AAAATACTCTAAAGGTGGCGGTGTTAGAGCTGCTAAATATAAGGTATAGTGCCTTTCAAATCAGAAAAGCAAAAAAAATTTCTCTTTGCTAATAAACCAAAATTAGCTAAGAGATGGTCAAAAGAATATAAAGAAGGAGCAGAAGTGAAAAAGAAACCAAAAATGGGGTATAAAGAAGAAGGTACAGTTAAAGAAGTTGATATTGCTAAAAATAAAAATATTAAAATTATAAAAATTAAACTGCCGGGTGGTAAAACAAAAACTATAAAAATACCAAATCCATTTACGAAACCGCAAAGACTTGGAAGTTCTAAATTAGTTAGAGTTAAAAAAGGTGGAAAAGTTTAATTTATTTAATACCAATGCGTATTATAGCAATAGATATGGATGGACATTGAAAAATAACCCAAACGATTGTACAACTTGTAAAATTTGTGGACATGAATGTCATTGTTCTAATGGTGGCTCCTGCTGTGGTGGACAATGTGAATGTAAATGTTGTGAACATGAAATAAAATCAGAAATAGATTAAATATGGCAAAAGAAAAAGAATTAAATTGTATAGGCTATCCACATAATGACCCTTATGGATTAGCAGAAGCATGGTGGAAAATATTTACTAAACCGGAGACAGCTAAAAAAGATGAATCAAATACTCCCAAACCGAAAAAAAGAATTAACCCAAAAACAAGAAAAATTTCTAGACGTTCTCTTTAACAACGGAGGACGAGTAATGTCTGCTATTGAAGAAGCAGGGTACAGCCCAGATTCTAGAGGGTGGTTAATGAAGTCTGTAAAAGATGAAATTATAGAAAGAGCCAAAACACAATTAGCAGGTTCTTCTGTAAAAGCGATAAATAGATTAAGTGAAGGTTTAGATGCAGATGGAACTATTCCTTCTGGACAAATGGATGTTAGAATGAGAGCTGCTTCTGAGATATTAGATAGAGCAGGGATTAGTAAACGTCAGGAAGTTAATGTTAATGGCCAAGTTTTACATGGTGTTGTAATGTTACCGGCTAAAGATAAGATTAAAACAATAAATGAATGACAAGAACATACAATTTCAGCATTGCACAGAAGGCAAGAATAGAAGCCAGACGTAAATTAAGAGAAAAACAAAAAAAAGCAGACAAATTAGCAAAGAAATTAGCTAATGAACGTCAAAGAACAAAAGAATTAAAAGAAAACCTTAAAAGAGTTGATGCAATCAACAAAAAAGGTGGTGCTATAACAGATGATATACTGGATAAAGTACCAAAATCAGTTAAAAAGTCAGTAGAAGACCAAGCTGAAGTAGTTTTTATGCCTAATGAAGGCCCACAAACTAAATTTTTAGCTTCTCCAGAAAAAGAAGTATTGTATGGAGGTGCTGCAGGTGGTGGAAAATCATTTGCATTACTAGTTGACTTACTTAGATACTGTCATAATCCAAATCATAGGGCATTATTACTAAGAAGAACATTAGCTGAACTAACAGAATTAATAGACAGCAGCCGAAAACTCTATGCAAAAGCATTTCCGGGTGCTATTTTTAAAGAATCAAAAAGTACATGGCATTTTCCATCTGGTGCAACAGCATTATTCTCATATGTGGATAAAGACAGCGATGTAACAAGGTATCAAGGACAAGCATTTACTTGGATTGGTATTGATGAGTTAGGACATTATCCTACTCCTTATGTTTGGAACTACTTACGTTCACGTTTACGTAGTACAGATAAAAGTATTGACACATATATGAGAGCTTCTTCTAACCCCGGTGGTGTAGGAGGATGGTGGATAAAGAAAATGTTTGTAGACCCAGTATTACCGGGTGAACCATTTTATGCTACAGACATAGATACAGGTGACGTTTTAAAATTTGGTAGATATCACGAAAAAGCAGGTGAACCTTTATTTCAAAGAAAGTTTATACCTGCACGATTAACAGATAATCCATATCTTGCTGAATCTGGTGAATATGAAGCAATGCTTTCATCACTACCAGAAGTAGAAAGAAAGAGATTATTAGATGGTGACTGGGATGTTGCAGAAGGTGCAGCATTTCCAGAGTTCAGTAAAGTTATACACGTTATTGAACCTTATGAATTACCCAACAATTGGATAAGAATACGTTCTGCTGATTATGGATATTCCTCACCAAGTTGTGTCCTTTGGGGTGCAGTTGATTGGGATGGAAATATAATTATATACAGAGAACTGTATCAGAGTGGACTTACGGGTGAACAACTTGCAAACAGAATAAATGACTTAGAGGTTTATGACCCTCCAATGCACACTTCTGTACTAGATGCTAGTTGTTGGAGTAAATCAGGTATTGGCCCTAGTATTGCTGATAGCATTATTAGAGCCGGTATACGTTTTGTACCATCAAACAGAGATAGAATAAGTGGTAAAGTAGAATTACATAGACGATTGTCTATACGAGAAAAAACAGGTGAACCACAATTAAAAATATTTTCTAATTGTGTAAACTTAATTAGAACATTACCAACAATACCTTATGCAAAAAATAATGCAGAGGATGTTGATACAAAAACAGATGACCATGCTTACGATGCTTTACGTTATATGGTTATGACAAGACAGACAGGTGAACGACAACGAGCTACGTATCGTTTAAATAAATTAAAAGCAGAAACATACGAACCAGTAGACAGGATTTTTGGATATTAATATGGCTGATGATGAAAAAAAAGCATTAGAGTTTTTAAAAAATACAGCAAAAGATGCAGCTAAAGGATTAGCTGAAGAATCTGAAGTATATCGTGTTGCAGAAGATATTGTAGATAATAATAAATATTTATTTGGAACAGTTAATACTATTTTAAATAAAGAACTAGGTGTTTCTTTTGATGTTGGTGAAAATAAGGAAATTGGATTTACAGCAAGTCCAGATAAAGCTAGTTTAGGTTTTAAAATGTCTTTTGAAGATGGTGGATTTATAAATAAATATGCACCGGGTGATGTTGTTATTCCTGATGAATTAAAAAAATTAACAGTATGGGATGCAATGAATGACCGCATTGCTCAATTAACAAATGAATATAATGCAGGACAAATATCAAAATCATCGTTAGATGAAGCAAAATTAACTAAAGTACGTTTATTTGGATTAAATCAAAGTAATGTGCAATATAATAATCTTATGAAACTTACTTTTGGAAAAAATGCAAAAGAAGTTTTATTAGTAGACTTTAATACTCCTTCAGCTCAAAAAAATTTATATAAAGTAGCACTTGAACAAGGAGCTGGTAATGGTAAACTTTGGTTTAAAGGAAAACCGGGAGCGGCTGTTCATTTTAAAAAAGGAATATCTGGTATGATTGGTCATCATAAATTAGGATATAATGCGGCAGCAGCAATTAAAGATTCTGACCCTATACTTTCACAAGGTAAAATAGTAGGAGCCGGGAGTAGAGGGCCTATTATGACAGAAGATGTTTATCAAAAAGTTGTTAAATCAATTGAAAATATAAAAGACCCCGGTGCAAAAAATTTAGCAAAATTAATGTTAGTAACAGGTATTAGGCGAGATGATTTAGTACGATTAACTGAAGCCGATATTAATTTAGAAGCTAAAACTATAACACCTACTTCATTTAAAGGTGCTCCATCACGAACTATACCACTTTCGGATACGGCAATTTCTATATTAAAAAATCAAATGAATATAAATAAATATGACCAAATTTTTTATAAAGGTGGAATTAAAGATTTAGGTGGTCATTATGGAAAAATAATTAATACATCATTTACTAATATAAAAATTGAAGATAATGTACAAAAAATAACTCGAAAATTTACATTAGAAGATTTACGAAGAAGTTTTATGTCTCGTGCTGATGCACTAGGAATTTCTGAAGATGTTATTGATAGATTAGTAGGTCATACAACAAAAGGTACTAAAAGAAAATATACAAAAGGAAAAACAACTATAGCTGCAACTATAAAACAATCTCTTTTAGATGATGTTGCTCTTTTAGAAAAAGATTTATATGGACAATTAAAACTTACATCACAGGAAGCTATTAATACATTTTCTGGTGGACAACGAGCAGCAGTTACAACATTAGGTCAACAAGTTGAAGAAATAACACAACCACAACCAAAACCTGAACCAAGAATTAAACCAAAACCTGAACCAAAAATTAAAATAAAACCTGAAGATAGAATACCAATACCTGAAGAAGTAGAACAAAAATCAACAAAAGCTTTAAATGGTGAAGATATTGTACCACGAAATAAAAAAGGAAATTCTGAAAAAATTAAATTAGCATTAGAAAAAGCAGGTAAAACTGGTAAGTATGCTGCGTTAATGACTTTATTATCTAAAATAGGTAAAGCTGCAACAGTTCTTGCTCCAGTTGAACCATTACAAGTTGCAAATCAATTATTAGGTGGCGAAGAGGGATTATATAAGGATAAGTTATTCGGAATATTTGAACCAACAATTACTAAAGATGTAGAAGCTACACAAGAACTTCTTGGAGTTAATAAACAAGAAGATGAACAAATGCAAATGCCAGAAGAATTGGAGCAATTTGAACAGCAAAGTAGATTATAAAATACCTCAATCTATAAAGATTGGTTACAGAGATTATAAATTAGAAAAATGGAAACAAACTGTTGCTAGTGCAAATGAAGCACATGGACAGTTTTTTGCTAAAGAAGGTATAATAGGTTATACTGATGAAGAAAAGGGAGTTTCTCATGCTAATACAATTTTGCATGAAATATTACACGCAGTAGTTTATCAATGGAATATTGAATTAGGTGAGAAAGAAGAAGAAACTTTAGTTAATAGTTTAACTAATGGTTTAGTAACAGTATTTGTAGATAATCCAGATTTAATGGATTATTTAAAAATTAAAATAAAGGAGGGCTAAATGCCACAACCAATTATGAAAAAATATAAACAGGGTGACCTTGGTATGCCCTATCCTAAAAAAAAGGATAAAATG